GTTGGAATGTCTATAATTACAGATGGAAGTAGTAATGCCAATATATTTTTAGGCGACACATCTGATAATTTAAATGCCTTAGTTCAATTTAACGATAGTGCAAATGAATTAAGAGTAGGAACATCTAATGGTGGTGGAGATTTAGTTTTAAAAAGTGGTGCAAGTGTTGAGGCTTTAAGAATAGATGATACTGGAAGAGTTGGTATCGGAACTTCATCTCCTGCTAATACACTTGATGTAAATGATAGTGCTGGTGCAGTTATTAAAATTACAAGAGATAGTCAAAGTTCATATTTACAATTAAGTACAGATGGAAGTTCAGGACAAGTATTTAGTGGTGATGGTCCTTTAAAATTTAAAACTGGAAGTAGCGAAGCAGCTCGTATTAATACTGATGGTCAACTTTTAGTAGGAACTACAGACGCACCTTCAAGTACTGACACACCATTAAAAATTCATGTACCAATAACTAGTAGTGGTAGAAATGCTCTTGAAATATCTCAAAATACAACAGGCACAGATAAACCTGGTGCAGCATTAGGGTTAATAGTAGATAATAGTGGTTCATCTACAAATGCAGCTCAATTAAGTTTTTCAACAGCATCGGGTGGTTCATTATCAGAAAGAATGCGTATCAACAGCTCTGGTAATGTTGGTATCGGAACTACATCGCCTCAAGAAAAATTATCTATTGAAAATGGAGATGTTCAAATACATGAAACAGGCTCATCTGATCCACTTTTAACTCTTTCTGTAGGTAACACACAAGCTAGTCCAACTAGAGAGTGGGGTTTCAGAATAGATAATTCTGATAGCGATAAATTTCAATTAAGAGACTTTACTGGTGGTAGTACTATTATAAGTGCTGATACTTCTGGTAATGTTAGTATTGGAGATGCAATAGCAACACAAAAACTTGATGTTAATGGTCACATTGCAGCCAATGGATTACATTTTGTAAACAATACAACTTCGCCACCTTCTGGTGCAACTATTCATCAACCATCTAGTAATGTGATGGCTTTTAGAACTGATAATAATGAACGTATGCGTATCACTGATGGTGGAACTATACTTGTTTCTAATACATCAGAGCCAAGTGGAGGAGATAATGGAGCTCAAATATCTAATGGAAGTTACCATATATTTTGTCGTAATACTTCTGGTTCATCAGTATTTAGAACTTTTGGTTCATCTGGAGAATTTAGAACATTAGGTAATGGTAATGCAGCAAACACAAATAATGTTTATGGTGCAATATCTGATAGAGAATTAAAAGAAAATGAAATTGATGCTAATTCTCAATGGAATGATATTAAAGCATTACAAATTAAAAATTATAATCTTAAATCACAACCAAACCAAACTCATTTAGGAGTTATTGCACAAGATCTTGAAGCATCAGGAATGAATGGTCTTGTAGAACAAAATGAAGATGAAATTTATACTGGAAATGATGTTTTACCAGAAGGTAAAAATATCGGTGATGTAAAAGAAAAAGGATATAAAACTGTTAAGTATTCTGTTTTATACATGAAATCAGTTAAGGCTTTACAAGAAGCTATGACTAGAATTGAAAGTTTAGAAGCAGAAGTAACTGCTCTAAAAAACCAACCATAATAAGGAGAAAATAATATGGCAACAACATACACATGGAGCTTCCCCTCATTTGAGACGGACTCTGAAAATAAAGTGAAGAACATTCACTGGAGATATACAGCAGTTGATGGAGAAAATTCTGCATCTATGTATGGATCTTGTGCGGGTTCAGATGGCATGGATTTTGATGCTATGACTAAAGAAGGTGCAACTGCCTGCGTATTAGAAATGTCTGATACAACGGAAGAAGATATGAAATCAAATCTTGATGCACAAATCGCTAGTCAAAAAGCACCAGAACTTACTTCGAAGACTAAAGACTGGTAGTAATCTACCATGTTCTTCGGCACTACTACCTTTTCCCAAGCACCGTTTTCGGATATAGGTATAGCCGATGCAAACGTAGCCGTAACAGGTTCTAGAGTTAATGTATCAATCGGTAATATAACCGTAGTTGGTAAAGCTTTAGTTCTTCCAAACGGCAATAGATATAATCTAACTACAGGAAACGTTACCGTTAAAGAAGGCGCTAACGTACCTGTAACAGGTAATCAATATAACTTAGGGACAGGAACTGTTACTTTTTCTATTAGTGGAAGAGTAATACCAACCGGTAGTAGATTAAATGCATCTATAGGAAATGTAACTGTTGCAGCTGATGCTAATGTATCTGTAACGGGTAATAGATTTAATATTACTACAGGAAATCCAACTATAGTTGCAAAAGCACTTGTTCTAGCAACCGGTAATAGATTAAATCTATCTACAGGAACGGTAAATGCTAAAGCAGGGGCCACGGCTCAAGTAACAGGAAACAGGTTTAATACATCAATTGGTAATGTGACCGTAACTGGTAAAGCAGTTATCTTACCAAATGGTAATCAATTAAATATAGGAACAGGTACAGTTACAATTGCAGCTGATGCAAACTTCTCAGTTACAGGTAATAGGTTTAATTTATCGATAGGTAATGCAACAGCAAAAGCAAATGCAACAGCAATTATAACAGGTAATAGATATAACCTATCTACTGGATCAGTGACAATTGTTGCAAAAGCTGGTATAGTGCCAACTGGAACAGAATTTAAAATTGGAACAACAGAGCCAACAATTAGATTGTGGAACCAGATAGATCCTAACGTAAGTCAAGTTTGGAGAAATCTTTCAACACCGTAAGGATAAATTATGTTTTTTGGAACTACAACATTTGCACAAACAACTTTTTCTGATATTGGAAGTAGTCAAGTCAGTCCTACAGTTATCGTATCCGGTAATAGATTTAATATAACAATAGGTAATATTGGTGCTATTCCTGACGTATTAATAGTTCCAACAGGTCAACAATTAAATGTTGCAACAACCCCTGTAAGTGCTATAACATGGAATCCGATTCCGCCAGGCGTGAATCAGGTTTGGGTCCCAATAGATCCATTAAACCCATAGGAGAAAAATGGCATCAAGTACATCAACAGATTTAAAATTAGAATTAATAACAACAGGTGAAAAAGCAGGTACTTGGGGTACAATTACTAATACAAATTTACAAATTTTAGAACAAGCAGCATCTGGATATTTTACTCAAAGTATAGCAGCAGCTGATTTAGCGTTATCACTTTCAACGTTTGCTGTATCAAATGGTAAAAATTTATATTACAAATTTACAGGGAATTTAACAGGTAACAGAACAGTTACAATGCCAAGTGGTGCGGAAAGAGTTTTTATTGTAGAAGATGCAACAAGTAGAACATCAAATAATTATACACTAACAGTTAAAACTGTTTCAGGAACAGGGGTGACTATTCCAGTAGGAGCTAAAATAGTTTTATATTCTGATGGAAGTAACATTAGTTCAGGACCTATTACAAAAGGCTATTATACAATACCCGGTGCTTATACAGCAGTTAATGGTGATCAATTATTAATTAATACTTCTGGCTCTGGAGGAGGTTTAAATGCTCCTGTTACAGTAACATTACCAGCTTCTCCAGCTATAGGTAGTGAAGTTACGTTTATAGATAGTGGAAATAGTTTTGGATCTAACAACTTAACTATCAATAGAAATAGTCAACCTATTTTAGGAAATGCCGGTAATTTAGTATTATCCACAAATGGAGCTGCATTTACTTTAGTATATGTAAACGCTACAAGAGGCTGGATATACAAAGATAACATATAGGACCACGGACCATGGCTCTAATTGACTTTAAAGTCTTACCTGGAATTGATAAGCAAGACACTGAATCCGGTGCAGAAAATAGATGGGTTGATTGTGATAACACAAGATTTAGATATGGACTACCTGAAAAAGTTGGGGGTTGGTCTTCTTTAGTTTCAGATACTATAGTCAGTGTTGCAAGACGTCAGTTTGCTTTTGTTGATTTGGCGGGAAATAGATATATAGCAATTGGTACAGATAAATTTTTACTTTTATATTTTGAAGGACAACTTCATGATATTACTCCTGTGAAATCTACAATTGGAAGTGTTACAATGTCTGCTACAGATGCATCACAAGAAGTATCTTTAACTTTTTCTTCAGCACATAATTTACAATCAGGTGATATTATTTTATTAGATAATGTAAGTGTTCCTCCTGGTATAGGTCTAACAAATGCAGCATTTGAAGATAAATTATTTCAAGTTACAAAAGTTACTTCATCTTTAATTGCAATTGTAACTGGAACGCAAACTACAACTGGCGCTGCAGGTGGTGGAGCCTGTGATATAATTCCTTATGAAACAGTTGGTCCTGCTGCACAATCTTATGGTTATGGTTGGGGTATATCAGAATGGAATGGAGTAGTTTCTACTGCTACACAAACTACATTAAATGGAACACTAGGAGATAACACTAATGGTACTTCAGGATCTAATATAGCTTTAACATCTACTGCAGGTTTTCCTACAACAGGAAGAGTGCAAATTGATGAAGAATTAATTTCTTATACAGGTATATCAACAAATAATTTAACAGGTATTACAAGAGCCGTAAACGGTTCAATAAGAGCTGCACACTTAAATAATTCAATTGTAACTAACGCTGCAGATTTTGTTGATTGGGGAGAAGCTGCTTCAGCATCTGAAGTATCTCTTGAACCAGGTTTATGGTCGTTAAGTAATTTTGGTCAAGTATTGGTTGCAACAATTGCAAATGGTAAAACATTTACATGGAACGCTGGAGATGCTGCAAGATTAACAACACGTGCATCAACTACTACATCAGGATTTTCTACATCAGCTAATCCAACAGCAACAAGAGTTACATTAGTATCTCCTACAACACGTCACTTAATTCATCTTGGAACCGAAACAACTATCGGAAATACAGCAACACAAGATGATATGTTTATAAGATTTTCGGATCAAGAAGATATAAATGATTACACACCAACAGCAATTAATACTGCTGGATCACAAAGATTACAGGATGGTACAAAAATTATGGGTTCATTAAAAGCAAAAGAAGCTATTTTAATTTGGACAGATAATGCATTGTATACAATGAAATTTATTGGTGCACCTTTTACTTTTGGTTTTGAACAAGTTGGTACTAACTGTGGATTAATAGGTAAAAATGCAGTTATTGAAATTGATGGTGCTGCGTTTTGGATGAGCCCTAATGGTTTCTTTATGTTTGACGGTACGGTTAAATCATTACCATGTTCTGTTGAAGATTATGTTTATGACCAAGCGGACACAACTAAAGGTCAACAAGTATGTGCAGGTTTAAATAATCAGTTTACAGAAGTTGTTTGGTACTATCCATCAACTAATTCTACTTATAATGATCAATATGTTGTATTTAATTACGGAGAACAAATGAGAGGTGGTGTTTGGTATATTGGTACAGAAGCTAGAACTTCTTGGATTGATGCAACAGTTTATCCAAAACCTTTTGGAACTAAATTAAATGCTTCAGCATCGGGAAGTTTTCCTGAAGTTATTGGTGAAGACGGTTTAGGTCAAACAACTTTATTTGAACACGAAGTAGGTACAGATCAAGTTAATGCAGATGGTAGCACAACAACAGTTACATCATTTGTAAAATCATATGATTTTGATCTACAATCTGGTCCTGCTGCAGGAGAAAAATTTTTAGCTATGAGAAGATTTGTTCCTGATTTTAAAGATTTACAAGGAAACGCAAAAGTAACACTTGCTGTTAAACGTTATCCTCAACAATCGGAAACAACAACAGCACTTAGTCCGTTTACAATAAACTCTAGCACTGATAAAAAAGATACAAGAGCTAGAGGAAGATTTGTTAATATAAAAATAGAAAATACTAATGTTAGTGAGTCTTGGAGATTTGGAACTTTAAGAATAGATGTGCAACCGGATGGAGGTAGATAATGGCTAAAGTAGTAGTAAGATTACCAGAACCAAAAGAAGAATATGACTTTTCTAACCAGAAACAAATTAACAGAGCAATTTCTTTAATTGTGGAACAATTAAATTCTACTTTTTTAAACGAACAAAAACAAGATCAAGAAAGGTTTGCGTGGTTTAATGGCTAACATATATACAAATGCAAAAGTAGATCTAACTACTACATCGGAAACAGTTTTATATACGACACCTAGTAATTCTAGATCTATTGTAAAATCTTTATTGGTATCAAATGATGCTGGAAGTGCAGCAACAATAACAGTAACATTAACTAATGCATCGAGTGCTGTATTTAGTTTATTTAAAGTTAAGTCAATAGCTTCAAATACTACTGAACAATTACTTACAGAACCTTTGATATTATTGGAAAGTGAGATATTGAAAGTTACTGCATCTGATGCTAATGAGTTACATGTAGTAGCATCATTATTAGAAATTAACAGAGACTAAGGAGAAAATATGGCGTTTAAAGAAGAAGGAGAAGTTACATACACAATAATAGATGGTAAGAAAGTACCAGTTGTAAAGTGTGAAACAGAAATAGTATTAAGAAATACTAAGACAAATAAAGAGTATAATTCAGATAAGGAAGCAGAGGATGATATTGCAAACCCATCTACTGATACTAAAAAAGAAGATGTTACACGATCTTTAAAGATAAAAGTAGCTGCAATGCCACCACTTGGTGCTGCATCTGATGATGAATAATATTGTAAACTAAGGTAAATTTATATAAAATAGAACAATGGCAATTACAAACGCACAACAAGCTAGACAACTTTATAAAAACGGTAAACGTGTCGGATTAAGAGGTGGTGGTGCTGATATGGGAAGCACTGGTAGTAGTACAGGATCATCCGGCCCAGCAGGAGGTGCATCATCAGGTGGAAATTATGGTGGTAATAGCAATACCGGTGGCAATAATAATGGTGGTAACAATAACAATAATGGTGGTAACAATAACAACTACGAAGATAGAATTCAAAGACAGCAAAGAGAAAAAAAAGAAAGAGAAGCTAGACAGTTAAAAGAAAAACAAAGAATTGAAGCTGAACAGGCTAAAAAAGATAAAATAGCTAAACAGTTAGCAGAGAAAAAAAGAATTGAAGCTGAAATAGCTAGAAAAGATAAAATAGCTGCACAGTTAAAAGAGAAAAAAAGACTTGAAGCTGAACAGGCTAGAAAAGAAAAATTAGCTAAAGAAAAATTAGCTAAAGAAAAAGAAGAAGAAGAAAAAAAGAAAGCTAAAGAACTTTCTGATTTAGGTAAAAATAAAACTACTAAATTTGGAACTGTTGTAGGACCAACTGCAAAAAGCACCCTTGATAGATTTAAAGCAAATAGGTATTTTGATGAAAGACTAGGTTACGTAGATGAGTTTGGAAATCCAATAGGCAATACACTTAATGCAACATTAGCTAGTCTTAGCACTCCTACAAAAACTACAGATGGAATAACTTCAGTTGTAGGAGGAGATATAACAGATGATATTAGAGAACAATATGGGGTTTTAAGATCTACTACTCCTAAAGATAAAGAAGTAAATATTAGTGACGCATTAACTGGAGCATTAGACAGACCTTTGGATAAAAGTAGTGATCTTCAAACTGCTATAAACGATTTTCAAACAGGGAGATATAATGCAGATTTAGATGATTTAATGCCAGGGGATGAATTTACACCAAAATTAGATGTTGATTTAAACAAAAGAGAAAAAGCACTTCAAGAATTTTTAGATAGAAGAAATGAGGTTAAAACATTTGGTTTAAGTTCGTTGTTTAAAGGACCTTTACAAAAATTTTCTGATTTTAACGCATCAAAAAATAGAAAATTTTTTGAAGATGTAATTAGAGCAGGAAAAATACCTAATTTAAGTTTTGATATGACTGCAGATAAATTTGAAGATGCATATCAAAGTTATATGGCAGATAGATTAGCAGGTAAAACAGATGCTTATGGTAACCCTTCAAGTGGTTACTCTAGAGATGCAAGTGGAAATATTATAGGAACTGGTAATGACGGCGGTAATAACCAACCACCAATTGTTGAAACAGTGAAAGAAGAAACTGAAGAAGAGGAAGTAAACCCTAGAGATTACACAGGACTAGGTGCAAGATTCATGGGCTCTCAATTTGATTTTAGTGGTCTAGCTGATGGTGGAATAGCAAGAGCAGGATACATGGACGGTGGTATGCCA